TTGCTGAATTTGTCATTGTCGAGCTTCCTTTATCTATACTCTGTTTATATGAGAGAACCTATATCTCTCACAAATAGTGAGATATAGTTCTCTTTATAAACTAGTAGAGTATAGTATAAGTTGTCAAGTCGGTTTCTCATGACGTGATCCTCTGCGCCTGTCGTTTCACGGATGACTGCAAAAATATATTTCATATATATTTTGAAGTACATGTGCTAAACTCACGTGAGGCTTCAGTCCATGCTGCATCACCAATTGTGTTGCATAAATGTCATATACTTCGTATATGGTAAATGTCCAACGTTGGACGGTGATTTCCTTTGGCAGAGCAGCATGCGGCTTGTAGGATCGTGCAGTGACCATCACAGATGGTGGGTGGTCTATTTAGTGCATCGGCTCTTCAACACACCTTCGGTGTGATAATGTAACAGTTTTATACACACTAAAGTGTGGCAACTGATTCTGTAACAGTTGTCGTAGACAAGTAAGCTGTTGATATCATTTATATCTACGATATAGTGGTGGATTGGCTGACAGTTCTGGTTCTCACCGTGGGTCATGACGTTGCCAACGCAGACAATTGCGTGGTGAAGGGGGTCGGGCAGGGGCCAGCCGGGGGGTGTACGTATATATACATGAATATCTACACAGATCAGGAAAAATGAAGTGTTAACCACATTACACAGATAGTGGTTTACAGTATATAGGGCCGATGTGGACCTACTTATATGTGGGATATTATTCCGTGTAAACAGGATATGTGGGATAATCTCCCTATTATTTACACATAGTACGATTAGGGGTTGACATGCAATACAGAATGTGTAAAACTATATAAGAGAGTGAGAGTGAGTGAGTCATTTAAAGTGACTTAGTTAAATGTTAATATAGATTTTCTAAGATGTCACTTATAGTGTATCACTTAAATGTATATATAGTTAGTTATAATTATACTTAGCTTATATATCACTTAAATGTATCATTTAAAATGTACAGTAAAGATAAGTACGTAATGAAATTACGGACGGGAATTTGTATTACAGTAAGAAAGAACTTGACAATGGCTAAAAAATCAGTAAAACTAAGGACTGAGGATGTTCTTACTGAGTTTTATAACCACGTATTAGATGGTAACCTTGAGAACCTTCACATTCCCCATAGTGATGTATTTTACGTGAGAGAAGCTGTACAGAATTATTACGGTAGGCCGTTTACGTTAGAGCATGTAGAGTGGGCTATGAAGATGGAAGGATGGAAAGATGGCGATTGAGCATAGAGGTGAAACCTTTAGTGGGTATAACAAACCTAAACGTACTCCTAAGCACCCGAAGAAATCACACGCAGTTCTCGCCAAAGAGGGTACTACGATTAAGTTGATTAGATTCGGTGAGCAAGGCGCAAGTACTGCAGGTAAACCCAAAGCAGGTGAATCAGATAAGATGAAAAAGAAACGTGCAAGTTTTAAAGCACGTCATGCAAAGAATATAGCTCGTGGTAAGTTGAGTGCTGCCTACTGGGCTGACAAAGTTAAATGGTAAAAAAAGGAATAACCTAATGGGTATTGCAAGTAAGTTAGCTAAACGTGTAGCTAAAAAAAATGTAAAAGACTTAGACGTAGATGATCTCGTAGCACAGCAAAAAGCTAAACTTAAAAAAGCTAGAGCTAATGCAAAGAAAGCAGATCCAAAAGACTCAGGTGACATTAGTGAAGTAATGATGCCCGAAGATCGTCCTTCTACGGCTACGGTAAAACAAACTGGTAAAGAACGGTTAATTAATGCCACAGGTAAGATTACTGCCATGCTAACTAAAGCTGGTCCTAAGCCCTTATCTATGGATAAGTACCGTTCCCTGCCTACATCGGCACGTAATGCCTTTGCCCGTCAAGCTAAAAAAGATTATGATAATAATATTATTACTAAGAAACAATATGAAACTATTATTGAACGTATCGAAGCTGCGGAAGTAGATAAGAATGTTCGTGCTATGGAACAGGGCATTGCTAATAAGAAAGCTAAACCTGTTACTATTGATAAGAGTATGGGGTTAGATGCAAAAGACTTGCCTCGTAAACCTACTAAACTTTATAAAGGTGGTATGCCAACTGGCTCTAAGCCTCGTAAGGGACATACAGATATGCGTGGAAAAGGATTATTTAAATAATGGGCATCGCAGGTAAACTAGCTAAACGTGTAGCTAAAGCAGCAAGTAAACAGACACCGGGTCAAGCTAAAGTTGAGCAGGCGACTAAAGGACAACGTGCGTATGCTCGTGGTCAGATTAAAGGTGGGGCAGCAGGTGTGGGTGCAGCAGGACTAACTGCAGCAGTCATAGGTAAGATGTCACTAGATGAAATGCGTCAACGTTTGAAGACTGCGACTAATGAAAAGGATCGTGCACTTCTTAACGAGGCAATTACAAAAGCTGTAGCTGAGGCAAAGGACTACGTGGAAACTAAACCAACAACATCACCTCGCCCAAAGTCACGTCCTAATAATCTCAATAAAGGTGGTATGCCTAAGAAGTATGCCAAAGGTGGATACTCTAACTGCGGTGCATCTATGAAGGCTACACAAAAGTCTAGTAAAATGATGTATGGCGGCATGGTTAAGAAAAAGAAATAGTATGTGGTTAGGTTTATTGTTAGCATGTCTTAGTCCTTCTGCAACTTCTTGTACCATTATGGCGAAAACAGATCAACTGTTTCGTAGTGAACAAGGGTGTATGGCTGAAGGAACTGAGATTGCTAACAAATTACTTAATCAAAAGGTATATGCTATTCCAATGTGTGTGAAAATAGGAGAGAATGCATGACCACTTGTAAAGGTTGTAAGACACGAGGTAACTGCTTGGCTGCAGGTAAGTGTTTAAAGATGGGCAAAAAACAATGAAGTTTACTGACTGGAAGAATGAACTAGAAGAATGTAACTATGTAGTGACAGAAGATGTTGTAACTAACGGACGGGGGGATGTGCTTGCTGGCAAAGATCCCTACGGTGGTTATTACATCAATGATTCACGTATCCAAGATATTGTTAGTGTAAAACCTAACGTAGTTAAAAAGGCTGTCAAAAAAGTTAAGAAAGCTTCAGCTAAAGCTACAGAACTCGTGATGGAACGGGCACGTAACAAGGATGGGCATTTTATCGCAGACGATCCTACTACAGAAGTTAATGAGGCTTGGGTAGTAAAGACTGTAAAAGCTAAAGGTAAAAAAGATGCGTAAGGATAGGGCTGCTATTAAAGAATATTCACTTGCTAAAAAGCAAAGCAAAGATGAATTAGATTCTTTAAAAGATCAACAAGCTTTAGAACTACGTAACTATGAAACTGCACAACGGAACAGTACTTCTTTAGGCTCTCCCAAAGATAAAGACGTAATTAAAGAACAAGTAAAAGCTTTAAAAGAAGAACAAAAACGTGCATACCAAACCCTAAAGACGAGTCTAGATGTACGTGATGTACAAGCTAAACAAAAGCAACTAGATGCACAGTACGAAGCATTTGTGCAAAGGGGTGAACAAGCTGGGTATAAACCTAAAGCATTTGCCTCTCGAAAGAAACGATACGAAACATTAAGTAATCGAAATGCGGCGAAAATTGCCATACTAGAAGGTATGGATAGAGTAGAAGCATACGAAACGTATGGCTTGAATTATGCTGCTACTGCTGAACGTAAACGAGCTGAAGCACGTGCCGTAGAAAAACAACAAAGATTAGATGCAGCTAAACTTAGACAAGAACAAAAACCGGAATTAAAAGCTGCGGAAGAAAAAGCTAGGCGATTGGCTGCAACGGCAGGTATGACTGAAGAGCAAAAAGCTCAACGAATGACGGACATCAATAACGAAAAGATTAAAAGTGGTTTGATGGGCCAGAGTGGCGTAGCTTTATCTAGTCAAGCACAACGTGATGAACAAAACTTTATGGATAGTCAGCCTATGCTAACTAACTATGCAGATCGTTCTAGAGCTTTTGGTGCATACCAACGTACTGGATTAACTTTTGATGACTCATATGAACAAGCTTTTGGTAATGCATATGCTTCCCCTTCTAATTCTGGCGTACTGTACGCAAGTAAAGGCGGTTCAATGACCAAACCACTAGACTTTCGTAAAGGTGGATTTGTTCCGGTAAAGGATAAAAAGAAGTAATGACATTATTTAATCAAGGTAAGTCAGCACGTACCGTAAGCAAAGGTGTTATATGTGACACGGAAAATCAAGTAGAAACTTTATACACATGTCCATCAAATTGTAGGTCAGAAGTATCTATGCTGTTTGTTGTAAATGCTATGTCTAGTGGAACTACAAGTGCAGAAGTTAGGTGGTACAAAAGCTCTACCGCAGAATTGTTTAGGCTGATAGGTGGTAAAAACTTAGCAGCTTCTGAATCCGTCCTACTTACTGGAGCAACTTTGGTACTAGAACCCGGTGACGAGTTACGTGCTTTAGCACATACTCAGGCATCTCCTGAACTAGACGTTATGTGTACTGTCACTGAAACATTTATTCCGGTAGGATAATATTGCATATCGGGGTTGCAAAATTGTCTGTAGTGTGATATAACTATATATGATATAACTATTTTCGGTAACACTTGTTACTTTAAATATGGAGATAGTTATGAAACAAACCTTAAAAAATATATACATGGCAGTAGTTAGCACCTTACAAAATTTTGGTGACTCATTAGCAAAAGCACAACAAGCCCGTGCAGATTACTGGATTTTAACTAACATGTCGGATAAAGAACTGCGTGACATAGGCATTGCACGTGGGGAAATTAAAAACGTAATATCTGAACACTTTAAGTAAAGTTAATGTTGTGCACTCTGGTCTTCTTAGGTTTTAACCACGCATGGGTCGTAGGAGCAGGTAATGTTTTATTCCAGTACTGCTACTACGACTGTGGGTTACCTAAGAATGGTACATGGTACGATAGAGTGTATAGAGTAAACTATAATTACGTATGTCCCATAGAGGTTAAATTTAAATGATTGATCCTATCAGTGCTTTGTCTATTGCAGCTTCTGCAGTAAGCAACGCCAAGCAATTACTTTCTGCAGGTAGGGATGCGACAGCTGCACTATCTAAATTTGCAGGGTCTGTTGCTGATATCAACTATGCGGCAGAAAAAGCAAAGAACCCCGGAATACTTGCTAGTTTTTCTGGCTCTGCAGAACAACAGGCTATAGCCGCATTTACCGCACAGAAAAAAGTGCAAGAAATGCGTAAGGAAATAGAAACTATGATTTCTTTTACTTATGGTCCGTCAGGGTTAGAGGAATATAAAAATACTCTTCGTAGGGTCCGAGAGCAACGTAAGAAAACAGAGTATAGAAAAGCAGAAATTAAAGATGCTATTATAACATGGACTCTAGGTATTTTAGTATGTTTTGCGGGTATATTTGGTTTAACTGTTGTTCTATATTTAATAGGCAAACAACAAAACAAGTGGTAGCATAAAATGAAAAAACCTCGTAAATCTACAGTGAATGCAGCTGGAAACTATACTAAACCTACTATGCGTAAGAATCTCGTAGCTAAAGTAAAGGCTGGCGGTAAGGGTGGTAAACCCGGTCAGTGGTCTGCACGTAAAGCTCAGATGGTAGCCAAACAGTATAAAGCTAAAGGTGGGGGGTACAGATAATGAAGGGTGTCAAACATTACTTACGAAACGGTACTCCCCACACTGGAAAGACACATAAGCATCCTGATGGAACATTGATGACGGGTGCTCGTATGTCTAAGTCTTCCAAGAATTTGTATCACTATAAAGATTTGAGTAAAACAGCAAAGGCTAAAGCAGATGGCACTAGCAAAAAGTCAAAAAAGTCTTAATAAGTGGACTAAGCAGAAGTGGAGAACCAAAAGTGGTAAACCATCTACGCAAGGTTCAAAAGCTACGGGAGAACGTTACCTACCAGAGGGTGCTATAAAAGCAATGTCCAGTTCTCAGTATGCTGCTAGTACTGCAAAAAAACGTAAAGATACTGCTGCAGGTAAACAGTTCTCTAAGCAACCTAAATCTGCAGCTAAAACAGCTAAACGTTTTCGGAGATCTTAATATATGGTTGTAGACTTTGATGTCGATGGTGATGGTAGTATCACCTTAGAAGAGATAGCTATGAAAGAACGTATGCTTGAAATAGAGCTACGTGAAGAAAAAGCAGAGTCACAAAAGTTTATGGCTTGGGTGGCAATGGGTATGATGATAATCTTTACGATATTTTTATTTACTCCTATGCTTTCTGATGGAAGAGTTAATGCTCTAGCAGATTTGCTAGGGTTATTTTATATTGCACAAACAGGAGTAGTAGCAGCTTATATGGGTGCTACGGCATACATGGCAGGTAAGCCTATGGGCAATAAAGTAGCAATGACAACAAGAGATACAAGATAATGTTTAAACTTTCTCAACGTTCCTTAAACAAACTAGCTGGAGTTCACCCTAATTTAATAGGGGTTGTACAACGTGCTATAGAACTAACGGATGTAGATTTTGGTGTTACCTACGGCACTCGTACACTAGCAGAACAAAAAGAACTGTATAACTCTGGGCGTAGCCAAACTATGAATAGCAAACATCTTACCCAAGATGATGGCTACTCTCATGCGGTTGATCTAGTAGCTTATTTTGGTTCAGAGGTTTCTTGGGAACTTAATGTCTATGACAACATCTGTGATGCTATGGCAAAGGCTGCACGTGAAGAAGGTTTACCTATTAAGTGGGGTGCTGCGTGGTCTGAAGGTGACATTCGAGATTACTCAGGTTCAGCAGAAGATGCTATGAATGCCTATATTGATTTGCGTAGATCACAAGGTCGTAGGCCTTTTATAGATGCGCCCCATTTTGAAATTATGTGAGATGATTATGGATACTAGTGAACCGTGGCATCTTTCTCGCAGTGTGCCTGTAACCCTCATATTTGCAATTATTATGCAGACAGTAGCTCTTATATGGTTTGTTGCTTCTCTATCTAGTGAAGTAGAACAAAACAAAATGGCTAATGCAAAGCAAGATGCAAAGATAGATAGCTTAGAAAAGATTGTACAGAACCAAGCTGTAACTATGGGACGCATGGACGAAAACATAAAAGCAATACGAGAAATGATGGAAAATGATAGGATTAGAGGAAGGTGAAATACTTCGTTTTACTTCTTTTACTTTCTGCTTGTTCGGGACTTCCTTCTGTATTAAACCCTCTAAGTGGGGGTGGTGGGCCTACAGTAAACAGTAACGCACAGATAGGCAAAGAAAATAGGCAGTCTGTTCTTTCATTAGAGCAAGCAGAAGAAATCTACGCAGGTAGAGATGTGGTAAAGACTGAAGTAGTAAAAGAGGTAGAGACAGAATCCGTGGAAAACTTAGACATTACTAATACTAATATATCTCCTTGGATGATCCTTCTAATGCTTTTAGGGTGGTTACTACCAACTCCTACGCAAATAGGTCAGTCTATAGCAAACTTTTTCCTTGCATTATTTAAAAGAAAGATGTAACATGGCACGAGCACTAACAGATAAACAACAAGCATTACTTGCAGTTCTCTTTGATGAAGCAGGTGGTGACTTAGTTGCTGCTAAAAAACTAGCAGGTTACTCTGATGCGACTTCTACTGCAGAAGTTGTCAATTCTCTCAAAGAAGAGATCCTAGATGCAACGCATACTTACATGGCACGTAATGCGCCTAAAGCTGCGATGTCTATGGTAGGTGCTTTATATGACCCTACAGAGTTGGGTATTCGTGACAAGATGCAAGCTGCTAAAGAGTTGCTTGATCGTACTGGTTTGGTTAAGACTGAGAAAATGCAAGTGGAAGCAAAGGGTGGTGTTATGCTAATGCCACCTAAACAAGTGGAAGATGATGACTAAAAAATTACCCACATGGAAGCTGCCACAGCCAACCGACCTAAAAGACGATAATGAGTGGCTTCCTATTCCTAAAGTATCTCGTATAGTTCCTTTTGGTTACGAACTCGATCCTGAAGACTCAGATATATTACTGCCGATAAAAAATCAACTAGATCTACTAGAACAGGCTAAAGTTTATTTACGGCAATACTCGTATCGTGAAGTAGCCAACTGGCTATCTCGTAATACAGGAAGGGATATATCTCATGTAGGCTTACGTAAACGGTTGGAAAATGAACGAAGAAGAAAAAACAAAGCTGCAATCTTACGCCGATGGGCAATCTATGCCGAAACGGCGATCAGCAAGGCGGAAAAAATCGAAAGAAGCCGCACCGGAGCCAAAGAGCAAAG